TATCGATCCAGGTTCAGAGTTTATACGAGTTTCCATTCTACCGGGTAACGTTGGTATAAATATAAATTCAGTTTCAGGTGTATTGATTGTAGATATATTTACATCTGCTGGAAGTGGACCAAATAACACCACTACAATTGCAGATAAGCTAGATAGATACCTTGTAGGAAAAACGCTTTCGGTTAATACGTCTTCTGTTCAGTTCTCTAATAGCACAATGCAACCTAGAGGATTAGATCGTGATAACCCAAGTCTACATAGATCTATCTATACAATCCCTTTCAATTACTTTGAGGTATAACAATGGCTCATATTAGTTCGCTTGGCGCTGGCCTGTATTCGACTCTTTCTGTTGGTCTTAAGACTACGGATTGGGCTGTTAGCGATTTTCCGACAACCAATGCTGCAACGTGGAATGCTTTCTTCGCTACAGAAATTGGTTCGAACGGTACTGCCGCTGCCAACTCTTTCATTCGTATTCAAAACATTAGAGAATTCCCTGCTCTGGGAACTCCTGCGAATATTGTTCAGGTTCCTTCTTACGGTCAAAAGACCACTTCGCAGATTCAAGGTCAGGCAGATGCGCCTACCCTTGAGATTCAATTGAATTTTATTGGCTCTGATTGGGCCTCTGACACGACTCTTGGTGCTCTGGTTGGTAATGGAAAAGTTTATCCTTTCCGTTTTGCTTTGTTAAACGCTGTTCCTACGAATACCAATACTCAGATTCAATATGCTAGTACAGCAACCGGCGTTGGTTCTGTGCAAAACAGTATGTGGTACTGGTATGGTAAACTCGAAGCTTTGCAGGTGAATCCTCAGTTGACGGATGCTAATACGGCTACCCTGACGCTGTCGGCTCAAGGTGAGTTTAGAGGCGCGTTTACTATCTAATTAAACACAAGGGATATTCCTGAATAGGACTATTTAAATAAACATTTGTTGCCCTTATCATTAAGAGACATTAATGGAAAATAAACCATTTAGTATGGGTTATGTGCTTAGAACAACTGCCAAGCACATGCGTAAAAGTATCGATATTAGCATCAGAAAAACATTTGAGCGTATCTCTGAGTTTGACGGTAATCAAGCCAAATCTGAAGAGATTTTTAAAACATTAGCAGTGTTGCATACTATGAGGAAGCAATTAGATGACTTCCAAGCTAGTAATTCCGAAGATTTTAAAGGAGAATAATATGGCAGAAGGAATCAAGGCTCTTGTTGGTCGCAAGATGACCAAAAGTGTTAAGTTCATGGGTGAAGATGTTAAAATTTCTAAGCTTAGCGTCTTAGAAGTAATGGAAATCCAAGACCGAGCAAAAGCTATTGAAAAAGACGAAACAGAAGGCTTTAATATTCTAAAGACCGTTATTAGAGCATCTGTTGAAAATGCCAAAGATCTTTCAGATCAAGATTTCGATAATTTCCCCTTAGATGAGCTGTCTAAGCTTTCTAACGAAATTATGAAATTTTCTGGTATTGGTCAAGATCAGGGAAAGTAATACTAACAGATGAAGAGCTAACGATATATGAGATAGCTTTTCATCTGAAACTTCCAGTATATAAATTGCTTGAAGAAATGCCTTATGATGAGCTTATAAGATGGGTCGAATATTTCGAAAAAAGACCTGTAGGTTGGAGAGAAGATGATAGAATTTATAAAGTCTTACAAACACAGGGTGTAAAAGAGAAACCTTGGAATATATTTAATTCTCTTAATTCTATTTACAATAGTAAAAAGAACACTCCAATTGTTGACTATGTTGATACTTCTTTTAAGTCAACAGCTTTTTATCAAAAACTTCTTTCCGCTACTGGTGGAGATAAGGTAATTATATGATTAAAGTCAAAGGTATTAAATCAACTTTGAGAAAAATTGATGTTGAATTTTCCAGATTTGAAAAAGATAATAAGTCTAAAATTTTAAATTCACTAATAAATAGATTAATAGAAGCAACTCCCATAGATACGGGAAATGCTAAGGAAAATTGGAAGTTAGAATCTAATAAAATCATAAATGAAACAGAATATATTTCTTACCTCAATGAAGGTAGTTCACAACAAGCTCCTAGGTTTTTTATTGAAAAAACGGTACTGGCACACGAACATGTGCGTCCTAGTGGAATGATTGTGAAAGACATATGACACGCCCCGCTAGAAAACCTAGCGGGGTTTTAAATTAGGAGTTTTTATGGCTGGTATATCAATTGATATCGAAGCAAGAACAGGAAAATCTCAGAAAGATCTAGCGGCATTAAATGAATCAATAAAGAATATTGAAAAGACAACATCTAAAGCAAGTATTGCTTTAAAGAACACTTTACTTTCATTAAGTACGGTAATTACTTCTGGCTTTGCTCTTTCTTATATAAAAAATGTATCTACTGAATTTACAAATCTTGGTAACAGAATTGCAACTGTAACCGGTAGAACTAAAGAATTAAGTGTAGTTCAACAAAAGCTATTTACTATTGCAGAGCAAACAAGAGGTACTTTACAGGGTACCGTAGGTACTTATGCCTCCTTTGGAAGAGCGTTGAGAGATGTTGGCGTTTCTTCTGAAAATTTATTAAAAGCGACTAAATCGGTTCAGGAAGCAATTGCAGTATCCGGTTCTAGTACTGATTCAGCTAATGCGGCATTAATTCAGTTAGGACAGGGTTTATCATCTGGAACTCTCCGAGGTGAAGAATTAAATTCTGTTCTTGAGCAAACACCAAGAATTGCACAGGCAATTGCAGATGAATTAAAAGTACCTTTAGGTACATTACGTTCTTTGGCAGCAGATGGTAAAATTACATCTCAGGTTGTTTTTGATGCTATTTTAAATCAGTCTGCAAAAATAAATAAAGAATTTAAAGACTTAAGACCTACTTTAGCTCAAGGTTCCGGATTTCTTCAGGATTCTATTAAAATATTTGTAAACGAATTAGACAGGGGTTTGGGTCTTACCGAATCCATGGGTAATAATATTTTTAACTTAGGTAAACGTATTAGGACTGCAGCTGAAGGTGCGTTTGACTTAGGTGTACAACTCTCTTATTCTTTTAATACTATTTCAAATAATATTTTTAAAATATTAAAACCACTTGGTCAAATCTTCTTGGAAATTGGTAGACAATTTCTGTTAATGATCCCTCAGGGAGTTCTTTCAAATACGCTTAAAGCTGAATTTAGAGATAGCATTAGAATATTAGATGATGCCACAGGTAACTGGATATCAGCGTTCAAACGCTTTAGAATTGTTGATTTATTTACCTGGGACTCTGATATTGAAAAGGCTGTAAGAAAGTTAAAACGACTGAGTCCAACAAACTGGGCAGCTAGTGGTTTTGATGTGCAAACCTTTAGAAGAGTATTTAGCACTGAGAATTTAAATGCTTATGCCAAGGCATTTGCAGAGTTAGCAATTGCAATTAAGAATAATAAAAATTCTATAACCGGAGTTTTAGCAGATATTGGAGCCTCTACTAGATTCTTTGTAACCTCTACTGCAAGATACTTTGGACTTGTTGATGATTCTCTGTTTAATATAAAAGCAGGAAATCTAGAAGTTTTCTTTAAAACTCTTGCAGAATTAACAAGAGGAATTTCAGGAGCATCTGTTTACGTCTTTCAGTTTGGAAAGATATTAAGAACGGTTGTAGATGATTATGTTGTGATATTTGGTGAAGCCGTAAAAGATTCTCTAATAAAACTATTGTCGAATTTACCGGATATATTTAATGCAATTCAAAAGGCTATTAGTAAAGTAATTATTGTTGTAGTAAGTTTCTTAAATGAATCAAAACTCATAACTAGCGTTACTGATGGTTTTAATACACTTCCTGATATATTCTCTAATTTGTATTCTAGTATAAAGAATACTATTTCTTTGTTCAAAGAAATTTATCAAAGAATTGAAACTTTTGTTTATTCTTCTGTTAAATTATTACAAACATTTTTCAAAGCTTTAATTAAAAGTAAGAATATTTTTGAATCTTTGATGGATTCCATATCAGATTCTATATCTAATTTGGATGATGTGGTGTCAGATATTAAAGACTTTGGTGAAAAAGTAATAAAAGTCTTTTATAAAATATATGATAAAGTTATCGGAAATTCATACTGGACAGATACTGTTGAAAATATAGCAGATACTTCTAAAGACTTATGGAAAAATAGTAAAGAAGGTATTATTAATTTTTCCAATAATTTTATTAATCTTTTTGAAGGCATCTATACAAAATCTAGAGATTTTTTAAGAAAATATTTTACATTAATTTCTTTTGAAGATAACAAAATAAAATTACCTACTATCGATAGTAAAAGTCTCTTAGATAGTTTTGTAGTTGTATTTGAAAAGATTAAATTAACATTTAAAAAGATCGCTGAAGAATTTCCTCTAATATTAAAAACAGTCTTTTTAGCAGCATCTTCTTTATTCATTGCATACCTGTTTCCAGCAGGAGCTTTGAAAAAAGTAATATTGACAGAACTAGGTATTTCTCTTTTGTCTAGTTCTACATTTTTAGCCGAAAAATTTGGATTAGCCCTTACTGGCGGAAGCTTTGTTTATACTTTAGGTTATAAACTAGGTCAAGCTGCTGGATTCTTAGTTAAGTCTATTGTTTCCCAGATTCCTATGATTGTTGAAGAGTTATCAGGACTTGCTTCTGGTTTCTTCAGAGGTTTAGCGGAACAACTTCCTGTTTTAGGAACTGCATTTAAAGCCTTATTTAGTATATTTTCAGGATTAGGTCTTGCTGGTCCTCTGGGTATCGTAGGTGCAGTTTTCTTTGGTGGGAATATACTTAAATTTATAGAATCAACCGGTTTCCTAGGAGATGGTCTAAGTAAAATATTAGACATTTCTAGAAAATTATCTGCAACAGTAATTCCTAAACTTGGAATAATTTCTAGATTTTTCTTTGGAAAAGATGATCCGACAAAATTAATAGCTGGGCTTGGTTTGGTTTTGCAATTGTATGGAGCTTTTGATTCTTTATTTGCTAGCTCTCCTCTTGCAAAATTAGCAGTTGAAGGTGGCTTACTATATGCCGCTTTAACTGGAAAAGAAGGTTTGGAAAAAGTTGCAGATGTTGCCAAAAATGCAATAGGAACATCTGTTATAAGCCCTATTAAAGATGCTTTAAAAGATATTGCAAGTAAGACTCAGGCTGGAAAAACACTTTATGATGTGTTTTTTGGAGATGTCGGTACTTGGCAAGAAAGAGCATCGGTAGCAATAAAGTCTACATTGGATAATATTACAAAGAAGGCTGTAGATAAAGTTTCAATTCCTGTAGAAAAAGGTTATGAATTCTTAAAGAAAATATTACTGGGGCAGGATCCAGAAAATACCGTACAAAGACTAAAGAATTTGATATTCTATACTTTTCAAGATATTGTAGGAAGAGCCGGTGAACTGAGAAAGAAAGTTGGAGATCAGTTAGGCGATTTGTTTGGAAAAGTAAAAATATCTTCTAAGAGTTCGTCTATAGACTTGTCTGGATTGTTTACTACATTATCTGCCAAAATAAAAGAATTTTCTACTAGCATACAAGCTGC